GAATTTTTCGTAAATCGGAATGTGGTCGTCAGACAACTTCCCTGCATCAGACAGCTTGGAAAGTTCCGACTTGATTAGATTCGCAACCGTCTCGCCAATCTTGATTTCCTTGCTAACATCCGCGCTTACGTTCCAAGCCAATACCCTTGACCCTTCACGGTCCTCTTCCCTGAACCCAAGGTCGGCATTTTCCTTTTCAGAAAAAGACAACGCCTCTCTTGTTTTACGGATCAGTTTCAGGTTTGTGTAAGACCCCTCTCTCGGCAACAACGCAAGCAACATCAACCTCTCTCTAACACTAAGTTTCATTTCGCCTCCCTGAAGGCCCCTGGTAAAACCGCTGGAAAATCGGCCAGGGTTTCCGATCTTTCGGGTGCTACCCTATCCAGCGGATTCATCGGTTAGTTCCATTCCGTGGCGGCAACACACGGGATATAGTAGGCAGTAGAACCAACCTTCACCCTCAACCCAACCGTGCTGCCAGGAAGTTCGGCCAAACTTACACTGGACACCACTTTCGTAGTATCCGCAGCAGCCGTGAATCCCTGTACGCTAAACAAGTAAGCGTCAGTATCCACGTCAGCCTTCCCGGTTGCGTCGCCGCTATTACACAGGCGAAGGACCGAAAGCTCAGTAAGGCCAGCAGGGTCGGAAGCGTCCCCATCCGAATACAACTCGAACATGCCGGCACAAAGCGTCCCGGTCGGTGCCCAAGAAGCAATATCGGGGATATGGGTCGTTCCACGAATAGCCGCGCCAAGACCAGAACATTCCGAACCACCAGCCGTAGCCAGAAAGTTGAGCGAAATGTGTGCGCCGTGCGCCGTGCCGATATTGGCATTAACGGTCGTGAAAGCACGAATGGTTTCACCGCCTCCCGTGCCGGTCCCGGTCAGGTACAACCGAAGATAGGCAAGACGGTTATCACCAGAAGTCGCCCCATTGTCACAATACATTTTGACAAAGGACATATCAGCGGTGTCCTCTGTAATCGGGGCCGAAGAAGTCCCCCCCTTGAGAATACCGCCATCAGTGTTTTTGCCGAGAACATTGAAATCAGAAAGGTCAAATCGACCATCGTCGTCCATGAAAATACTGAACAACTTCCGGATAGACCTTCGTGCCCTCGGATCTGCAATGTAGTTAATATAGCTTTGAATTTTGTTGCTCATGTGGAATCCTTTCCGGGCAACCCTTGTTTAATCATTAAGACAAGTCAGACGCGCCACACTCGATACGCACCATCCAGTTTTCGTTCAGCCGCACACAGGAGTACCAAAAATCGGCACCCACATAACCGAACATACCGGACGGGTTTGCATGATTCTTCTGAGAGGCCGGGATAATCGTCGGAGAAATCCCAGAATACCCATGACCCTTCAAAGACACATGACCAAAAGCGTCTTCAGCCATGACCATGACAGGATAAACGTCCACGTTGGCAGCCCCGGCAGAAAGCATTCCGGTAACACCAACAGCAGCCCCGCCGGCCAGGAAGGGAGCGAACAACGGCGAAGCGATAAACCGGAAATCCTCAACAGCCCCAAACTCGCGGTCGTGAAGCGGTTTGATCGCACTCCCGTACTCAACCCGCTTGGTGAAACCCTCAAGATTGCGAATATCGGCAATCACATCGCTGTGGCAGAACACCACATAACCCGGCTCAACAGCGGAAGTGCCAAAGTCTGGACCGGGTTTAATCGCACTCGTCACCTTGCTAGCCCGGTTTTTCTCCAGCGCACGGGCAGCCTTGCGAAGTGCATTCAGGCTGATCGCGGTATTAACACTGGTACGGGCCGCGCCGTTGGCATAGATAACCGCAGTCCCGCCGCGCATCTGACCATAGGCCACAAGCTCGGCAACCTCAGCCATCGTCTGCCCGCACACCTTTGCCATATCTTCGGGAATATCGTCCTCGTACATCAACTGCGCCTTGCTGGTGAACTTGAACAGCACGGCATACTGAGTCAGGGTAGTCGAAACGTCCGTGTATGTGATAGTATTCGCAGTTGGGGTCACACCTTCAGACGTAACGAAGTTTGCGGCGGTAATCGACGGGGTTTCACTATACCCGTCAGCCGGGTTGGCCACAGCGGCTCCACCAAAAGGAACAACGCGCCGAAATACAACAGTATCGGTCTTGTTTAACGGTTGCTCTTTCTGCTGCCCGAACTTCCCCAATACCTGGATGTTCTCGGCAAACTTCAACATTTTCAATTCGGCCCGGAGTAGGTTCCGGGATGCTACTGTATCGTATTTTTGAACAGCCATTTAGCTACCCTCCCCATATCTGCTTCGACAAATGCCGCCTCAACTCTTCTGGCGTCATGTCGGCTTCAGACTTGATTGGTTTTTCCGAAACGCCTGTTGGAGAAACACTTCTCTCAAGGCGCTTTTTTCTTTCTTCCTTCACATTCGGTTGCGTCGGCTTTAAGCTGGCCTTGTAGGCGTCCAAGATCTCAATGGCGTCGTCAGCCTTTGTGCTTGCAGCCTTGTGCTTCATCTGTTCCGGTTGCGTCTTAAACCAAGACCAAAACTCCTTGGTTCTCAATGTTTGCTCATAATTCGGATGCCGGGCGGCAACAATTCGTTTTTCAATCTGCTCGGCAATCTGCTGCTGGATCTGTTTTTGGGACGTTAGAATGGCGGCTTGCGCTTCAGACTTGGAAAGAAACTTGTTCTCGTAATCGGCGCTCTGCGCGGCGATTTTATCTTCCATTGCCGAAGCCCACTCCGGAAAATCCTCCTTCAAGGACTTCCACGTTTCGTCGCTCTTTTTTGCAGCGTCTATTTGTGCCTGTGTCGGCGCTTTATCCCCAGCCTTGCGAGTATCAACGGCGGCACTTTTGGCTAAATGACTCTGAATCGCCCCTACACGCCCCTCTGTCGTTTTCAACCGGGACGTGAACTGTTCCAGCGTTGAACCAATCGCGTCCAGCTTTTCCCTTAGGGCCGCCGGAACACCGGCCCAGGGGTCTTCTTCGGGCGCTGCCTCTTCGGCCTCGCCCTCCGCTTCAGGTTGATCTTCTTCTTGGGGTTGAGCTTCTTCTTCATCCGGCTCATCCTGAGGCGGTTGCTCAAGCCCTTCGTTCACGTCAACCTTCGGCGCTCCATCAAAAACCTCTGCTACTAATTCATCCCTGATACCCATAAATCACCTCTCGGCACCGAATATCTCGGCGGCGATTCCTTTGGAGCGGACTACGCCCGGTCCTGCTTTTTCCAATTCCAACACGGCCCTTGCCATCTTGATCTGGCCCCTAATGGCGGCGGTAGCGTTCGCGTCCAGGGTCAGCTTCTCATTGCGTTCATGTAATTTTTTTATCTCACCCTCTAAAAATTCCTTGACATATTTCCAAGTACCTGAATATGTATCAAGCTGCGGCTCCATATCGTTTCCGGGCAACGCCGCATAAAAAATTTTATCCTTCCTCCACGGCCACTTAAAGCGCATACGCACTCCCTGCCGGCGCTCTGCCGGGCGGCTCAATCGGAGGCTTCGCTACTTGCGGGGAGGTCCCCGCTAACTCCTTCTGGGTTGTCAGCTTCATGGCTTCCTTTGATAGCATCGCCTTGATTTCCTGAAGCGTAATATCTCCCCTCTGAGCCAACTCAAGCATCTTGATTTCACGGTTAAGCATGGCAATCTGAAGGTCATGCTCCCTCTTCATCTTCGCCTCTTCGCTGTCCACCTGAAGCTCTAACTTCGCCCCCTCCTGCCGCATCTGCTCCCGCTTAATCTCGCTTTCGGCTTTTACCTGCGCCGCTTGTTGCGTCGCAATCGCCCTTGGATCTTGTTGCGGGTTCTCCCTAAGCTGGCGCTCGATCTCTTCAATTTCTTCATCCGGTTTCAAAATGTCTATTTTCTGTGCAGCCAAAGCAAACTTGATCGCCTTCTTCCAGTCGATAATTGCCCCAAACAAAGGATCGCCCTTTAGTTCCATCATCTGTAAAATAGCCTGAGACGCCCTTTCCCGTTGGAGCAATATCGAGGTTCCCCTTGGGTCAACCTCATAATCCCCCTTTACCTCGTCATTGTCTGAATACTGCATGTTCCAGTGGTAATAGCGAGTCAAATGCGGACGGGTAATTTGGTCGTCCCAATACTTTACCCTACTCCTTAACGCCACATTGGAAGCGTCAATCTTCAACTCCACCGCCCCCAATGTTTCTGGCGGCCCCATCGGCTCCTGCGGGAATGCCATCGGCATAGCCGTTTCAATATCGGCAAACTTCAGCGCCAACTCAATAATCGCCTGCAACTCTTTTTGATTGTTCTGTAATTGAAATTGTGCAAACGCCTTGCTTACATCTTGAATATCGCCGTCATAGCGCCATAGTTTTTTGCCGGTAAGCTCCCACTTGCCGTCTGCCGGCTGAATCCCCATGCCGATAACAACGTTCGCCCCTGCACTGTCACCAGCATTATCCATCATCGCTCGCCATGAAGCGGTAATCACCCTCTGGACCCACATCAGAATACGGGCTACGCCAATCCCCCATACACTCCCAGAAACTGGCGTCCAAGTAAAAAAATCGTAAGGCAAGTCCCCGGTGTCCAGCGCGTTCAAAGCCGCCTTAATCGGCCTGTCGTTTGCAAATACAACACAAGCTGAAAGCACCCCCTTCATGCCTTGACAATCGCACCCAAGCGCCTCAAGCTCTTCGGCATTCAAGTCACCATTGTATTCCCAAATCTCGTATGCGTCCCCTTTCCCACGATACGAAGTCTCAAGCTCCAAGGTCTTCTTTTCCCCCAAACCAACCATAGTCCGCTTGGGGTCTTCGGATAACACCAACTGAATTTGATCGTCCAGGTATCCCTCAACGCCAATCAACCGCCTGAGCTCTCGCGGAAGAACATAGTCGCGCTCCCATACATACGAAGCCTTCTTTATATCGTCGCCACAATGAGGGTCCGGGAACACATTCCAATAATCAACACGCTTAGAATATGGCCGGTGTTCCTCAATCGCCTCCATTATATAAGCGCCGGCCTGTTCGTCCCGCCGCCAACTCTTCCTTATCTTGGCAATAACGCTCGGCCCCTTCAAAATGCCAGTGCCAACCTTGACAGCATCCCGCACTACCTTTCGGCATTCGGCATTGAAAGAACACTCGGTAAGCTGATCGTCTATCTCAGCCTCCATACGCTGCATCTTTTCCTTGGCAGTCTCAATCTCGTTCTTTGCCAATTTGCCAAGGGTTACAGGCCCTTCATCGTCTACAACCGGCTGACCATTCAAAGAAACAGGCGTCTTGTTCTTCAACTGCTGCATCAAAGTCGGGACAGGAGTCGTCTTTAACCCCCAATTCCGATCATCCACCGGGAGCATAATGTCCGCAAACCTACCCTCCGCTTGATCGCACCGGCCACGGATTACGTTCACCAAAACCCTAGACCGCCTCGGCCCCTGGCCCTTGACAAACGATTCGCCAGTAGCGTAACTCACCATAGACTGCCGACCGCCCGGTTCGTTACCGTCGAAAGCGTCCTCGTCTTCCAACCATCTGCGCTCTACACCGGAAGCCGCTCTCGCCTTGACGGCAATCTCGCGCTTAACCAAAATCTGGTTCGCCAACACGCCAAGAGCGTCTTGATACAACCCTTCTTCGCTGTATAGGTCTTCCATCAGTAGCCCACTACCTCGTCAAGAACGCTGTAAGAAACGCTCGGCATAACTTCCAAACCTTTGTACTTCTCGGCACGGCGAACACCTTCAAGGGCATAGCGCACCGCGTCTACGCAGTTTGAAACAAGAACACCACCAGCAAAAAACTCATGGTGGTTTTCAACTGTCAGATCGTACACCCTCTTTGAAAAACCACCATCGTTTATCGACACAACACTTGCCTCAAAAACTTCATCCCCTACTTCAAGAAACTCTGCCTCGACAAAACCGTCAGCAGTCCAAATACGATGGTCAGGAGTACACCGCACCTTGCCGTTTGTGGTTTCTACGATAACCGTTTCTCGGTCTACGTCTGTTACGTCTGCAAACAAAACTCGCTGATAGCCGCTACGGGTCAAAACCCTATCGTCGGTCGTGACTTTCTCAATCGGCACAAAACCTCGCTCACAGGCAACCATCTCGCCTTCAGCGATACAGTGATTATGCTTATCCTCAAGAAGCGGCAAAATCTCGCCCGTCAACGGGTCGGTCTTGTACGAATATTTGCCAAGTTCATCAATTACATGAACGCACCGGGGATGAACAACAATGTCATAGGACTTCATAAACTCAATGCCGTCCTCAATACTGCCCTT